GTACAAGGCTAGACGTAGTGCAAAAAATAAATAATATAGTACAGAGCGAGCAACTGAAACGCAACGGTCGTATACCTGAGTCTAATAAGTCAATCCGCTTATTGTACAAACTTCACAACGGTGGGTTATCCTGCTTGGATAACCTACCTACAACTAATAAGGAGAAAAACAATGGCAGATATACCTGATTTTATGAGAGAGTTTGATACAGATATAGACTTTGGTTTTACTCCTGTATCATCTAAACCAGCTGAAGAAACACAACCAAGTATAGACCCAAGTGTTATAGAAAATTCAAATTTAGAACTAGCAAAAATTAAATCAGACGTTTCTGATATTAAATCTGCTATGAGTGAAATTATGCAGATTGTTGCTGAAAAAGATACAGTAACAAAAGAGATACAGGATGCTGATATAACAACAAGATTTAAAGAGATTGAAAAGATTATGTTACCGTTTTTATATAATCTTTCAAAGTCCAATGAACCTTATATACATTGGCCAAATAGAGGACCAATTATCAAGGCACAAATGGATAAATTGTTAAAACTAACAAGGGGGTAATATGTTAGAAGTGAAAGCTCATCATAAAGAACTAAAACGAGCAGTAAATGAGGTCGAGTCAAAAAGACAACAAGACAGATCAAATAAATTATGGTACGATTTAAGGACCCTAAAGAAAATCAAACTAAATGCAAAGGATAAATTAAATGCAGTTAAGCAAAAACTTTTCGCTTAAAGAACTTACTGCTTCACAAACAGCAGATAGGCATGGTATTAGCAATAATCCAAGCGAAGATCACATGGATAATTTAAAAAGACTATGTGATAATGTTTTACAAAAAGTTAGAGATCACTATGGCAAGGTGGTGTCAGTATCAAGTGGATATAGAAGTCCAGAACTATGCCTAAAAATTGGTTCAAGTGCAAAATCACAACACGCAAAGGGCCAGGCAGCGGATTTTGAAATCTTTGGTGTGCCAAATGCTGAGTTAGCAAAATATATAATTGATAACTTAGATTTTGACCAATTGATATTAGAATATCACAATCCAGAAGAACCAAATAGTGGTTGGATACATTGTTCATATAAAAATTCTGAAGAAAACAGAAAACAAGTATTAAGAGCATACAGAAATGATGATGGTAAGACGGTATATGAACCGTACGATCCTAGTTGAGCTGTTGAACGTCTTAATGATGAACTAAAAAAAGAACAAGAGCAAATTATTCAAGCCTACATGACAAAAGGTACATAGAGGCTTGACTAAACTTGTAAATTGTGATATAATGAATATATTATTAATAAGGAAGGTATATTATGGCGTTTAATTATGTAAAACTGAATGAAGAAGTGCTACCTAAAAATTTAGGTGTGAAAGGTAAAAACCAAGATGGTATAAGATATTATACTATTGATGGTGTCAATATGCCTTCCGTTACCTCAATACTAGGAAGTATTCCCGAAAGAAAACAAAAGATAGAAGCGTGGAGACAAGGTGTTGGTGAGAAGATGGCCAACTATATTTCTGTATCTGCCACAACACGTGGTAAAACTACACACACATTAATAGAAAATCACTTAAAAAATGAAGATGATAAATCTGTAGGTATAACTGCTGTTACACCACTAGGTCTGTTTAGAATTATAAAACCATATCTTGCTAGAATAGATAATATCCATTGTATAGAAGAATACTTGTATTCAAAAGAAATCAACGTTGCTGGTCAAGTTGATTGTATTGCTGAATATAAAGGTAAATTATCTGTGGTTGATTTTAAAACTTCAACAAAAAGACGTGATGCTGATTATAACTATGGTAATTTCTTACAATGTTCTGCCTATGCTAAAATGTTTGAGGAGATATTTCCTGATAAAAAGATTGAACAAACTGTTATTTTGGCTGCTTGTGAAGATGGTTTTGTACAAGAATGGATACATGGCGAAGATAAAATCAAAGAACACCAAGAGTTATTTTATAAACATACTAAAGACTTTTTTGATAGAAATAACATAAATAGTTAATAAAGTCAATAGTCGAATTAATTAAAAAGGTGAGTTACTTTATCCTACTTGCGACCTTAACAGCTAAAGGGAATTATGAAAAAAATACTATTAATTTTAAGTTTATTAATAACAAGTGTAGCATATGCTGACCACGAAGACGATTTTGGTAACTATTATTTTCAACAAGTGCCAGCATTGTGTAGTTCACCTCAATACATAGACAACTATCTAAATCACTTTGGGTTTGAACCTAAAAGTATATCTCTAGGTAGAGAGGGAATGCAAAAAAGTGGACAACCAGTTTATATGGTAACTTATTATATTACAAAAGATGGCACTCAAGCAACAGCTACAATTGATGTGCCAAGTGGTACTGAAAAATGTATAATATATCATACATTTGATTTAACAACACCACAACAAAATTAAACGTTGAAGGTAAGATAATACCTGGAGAAGACGTGGCTGCAATGCCACCCACTCCACCATTAAAACAATGAAATTTTAGGGGTGGAACTAGGATCGATTCACAGTTAAAACTTACTGGAGTTTAATCGCTGACAACGTAAAGTCATCTTATAAATGCTAACAATTTAGCGATGGCAGCTTAATACTGCTAAACGGTTTGCCTGTACCGAGTAACAGAAACAGGCTTGACAAAATCACTCACAAATGATATAATAAATGTATGAATTTAATGAATAGTAAAAAGTTTGGTTTAATCATAGAAGATATGGTTAAGAAACAAAGAATACCTTATATGGATGCAGTTATTAAATACTGTGAAGAAAATGATATTGACTTATCATCTGTCGGTCCACTTATAAACAAACCACTTAAAGAAAAAATAAAAGAAGAGGCACAAAAACTGAACATGGTTGAAAAATCAAGTACCGCAGTTTTACCTATATGAACAGTTATGAGGCTTATACACTATATTTGGCTATTAAACTACACTTCACTTCCTCTAATTATGATTTTTATAAACACAATGCCAAAGTTAATGCATCTTTTAACACATTTTTAAAGCGTAATGATAGATTTTTCTTTCATAAACTTACAACTAAATACAATAAGGAAGAGATGTTAGAATATTTTGTCTGTAATTTCTTTCATAATTCAAAAACATGGATAGGAAACTTAGTTAGAGCTGATGGAGAAACAAACTATACAAAGTGGAAAAAGTTTAATCAATCATTTACATACAATTTTAGAAACGATTGCTTATTATTGCGTAATGTCATTGATGCTGATAGGATTTCTTTTGATGATGTTTTTCGCATATCTAATGGCCAACATCCAAGATTGTTACGGTTACTTCTTTCTGAACAAATCGCAGTACAAACATTCGTCATCTTGGATAAGATATTGTCGTTTTGTAAAAATTGGGATAAAGAAATTGCTGAAACTATTATCTGGCCTGAAAAGTCATTTAAGATTGCCAAGTTAAAGCCATTTGTTAATTTCAATTTAACAAAATGTAAATTTATTATGAAAGAGGTGTTTGTATGAGTGAAAAACCAGTAACACCTGAGTCAAATAAAATAGGCGATAAAACAATAGATAGAATATATCAAAATCTACATGGCACACTAAATTTAATTTTAAAAGATGGCACAAGTTATGATGGTAAGATTGATAAAAGATCAATCAAACTATCTAATGGTACAATGAGTCATGTATATAATGTAAAAAACAAATGGTTTGATAGAACTGGTATGCCTATAGATAAACCTGATAATTTAATAACAAGAGAAAGTAATGGGTAAAATAATTTTAGTTATGGGTCTACCAGGTTCTGGTAAAACTACATTGGCGAAAATGTTAGCAGATAAATTAGAGGCACCATTATTAAATGCTGATGAGATAAGAGAGGCACATAACGATTGGGACTTTACTGCTGAAGGTAGGCTTAGACAAACTAAAAGAATGAAAAAGTTAGCAGATAAATTAGCTTTAGATTATGATTATGTTATTGCTGACTTTATTTGTCCAAGACCTAGATTAAGACGTTTATTTTCACCTCATTATATTATATGGATGGATACAATTGAAGAAGGTAGATATGAAGATACTAATCAATACTTTATACCACCTAGAAAATTTGATATTAAAGTATCGAAAATGGATGCTGACACTTGGTCTGAATTAATATTAAAAGATATTCTTGGTGAAGACTATAGAGAAAAAGATGAATAGAGTATTTTTAATTGGCAATGGTGAAAGTAGAAAAGATTTTGATTTAAGTCTTTTAAAACCACATGGTAAATTATATGGTTGTAACGCCATCTATAGAGATCATCCTGAGTTAATAGATGTATTGACAGCTGTTGATGGTGGTATGATACACGA